CGCGGAACCAAGGCACACCGTCCTGCTTGTAGATGTACTGCCAGGCCAGGGCGTAGCGGTCGATGGCGTCATAGGTGTAACGGTGGTACGGCTCTCCCGACCCAGACTCCTTGGCGATCTTCGGGGAGATGGCACCGGTAACATGGTTCGGGTTGATCTTGTTGTCGTAGCCGCCCGTGCTCTCCTGCTCGGTGTAGAGCACCAGGCCGCTACGCTTGGCCAGCTCGTTCAAGCCGTCCTCGTTGTATATAAGGTCGAGCGCTTCCTTCTGGAATTTCAACTTGTCAGCGGAAGACAGCTTCAGGTCAAGCTGGGATACTTGGGTCGAAGGCAGCACCTCGGCGGTCACGTTCGCGGTGGCGCGCTCGAAGAACTCAGGGTAATTCCATGCGGTGCCGGTAGCCTTGTACTCCTCGCCGCTTGCTTCCGCTTCGGCCGCTGCGTCCATCCGTTTCCACCAGCCCCACAGGAGGGCTTGCATATCGCGGGGTTTTAGCTTGGTTCCGTTGCGCTTGTTGTACTCCGCTGCTGCCTTCTGCATGATCGTCTCGGCATAGGCGTACTGGGCATCCGAATCAACGGTCGTCTTTGCCTTGTTATTCCAGAGGTAGCCGATGGCGTGCCGGTCAATAACCGCTGCATTCGGCCATTCGTTCTTCTGGAAGGCCTCGTCATGCAGGTTGCGGTAGAAGTTCTGCAGCTTGCTGTCGATACCGGTCATGCTGTTGTCGAAGACGGGGGTGTCCATCAAGTGGGCGAAGCCCTCCCGAAACTTGTTCGGGTAGCGGCCAACGGCAGGCGTCTCGCCCTTGGCAATCTGGTACGCAGCCTTGATCACGCTGGTCACGTTTGAATCGACACCGGAGGCTTGGGACCCCTTGGCCACCAAGCGGACTAGCTTCTCCTGCAGGGCCAGATCCCCATGAGAATACTCACGGATGGCACGGCCGGCTTCCCGGTACCACACCGCATCCTCGGGGTGGGCGCGGTCGGACATCGCGTCATCTGCGGCCATCTTGATCTGCTTCTTGATGTCGGCAACGGAATGAGCAAAGCCGGGTGCCCCGGCGATCGTGCCTCGGCTCACGTCGAAACCGAAGGCCTTGACCTTCTCCCCTTCGAGCTCGGTCTTCAGCGTCGACTCACCCGGCTTCTCACCCACCTTGCGTTTCGGTGCGAACATCCCGACCTCGTTGTCGTCGAGTGTCGCCTTCCGGACCTTGGCGCTTTCCTCGGCGCGCTTGGTCGCCCGGTCCTGGATCTTCTTCCGGAGCTCAGCGGTTGCTGCAGCCTTGGCCATGTCCTTGGCGACACGCTCCCGTGCCTTCGCTTTAGCGGCAGCCAGGGCGGTCTGCATGGCCGTCGGCGTACCGTCGTCGGTACCGGCCGCTTTGGCTTCAGCCTCGGCTTGCTCGACCTTATTGTCTTTCTGACCCTGTGCAAACTTGGCTTTCTCGTCCGCCTTCTGCTGCTCCTTCTGTGTGTAGGCGGCTTCCTTCTCGACCTCCTTCAGACGAGCCCCGGCCATGTCGCGGACCACGTCATCCGGGTGCGACTTCTGGATCAGCAGCAGCTCGGGCACGGTGGCCGACTGCATACGCTTCTGGTTCTGGGTGCGGCTAGCATACTTGCCCAGCACTTCGGAAGCGGCGGCGTTCAGGGCTTCCAGGCGAGCGCGAACCTCTGCATCGGTGTTGCTTCCCTTGCCGAAGGCGGCGTCCATCTTCTTCAGGATACCCTGCACGAACTGGGCAAACTGCTTGACCACGCCGATGTCGACCTTGGCCATGTAGTCCAGTGCCTTGCGGACCACGCCATCACGGTTGGCAGCATCGCCCAGTGCGTCGGACCGCATCTCTTCATGTGCCCAGTCGCGGCGGGTACCGTGGCCTTCTGCTTCATAGCGCGCGGCGCGGGCATGGGTGGTGAGCAGATCGTCGAGGATCTCGGTGGCTGACTCGCCGGCCGCGCGCCGGGCGTTGATCAGCTTCAGTTGGAAGTGGCTGTCGCCATACGTCGTTGCCAGGAAATGCAACAGGCCCGTGTCGCTGGTATCCAGGTGCATATCGACCGCATCGCCCCAGAACCGGGCAAGGTCGGGGTGGTCGGTGACCAGCGCATGATGTACTTCATGGAAAGCAGTCTGGGCCAGTGCCAGCCCAGTCTGCTCTTGGCTCAGGAAGACGTGCTGGGTGTCTGACTTGACAACGGCGCCGGCGAATCCGGCGTTACCAACGACGACGGTTTCGCGTCCGCTGATTGCGCGGACGAGTTCGGCGAACTGTTCGGAGGAGACGGGGCCGGTTCTAGTGAGGAAGGACTGAAGTGCTTGCGGCGTGGCGAGGGTGATTCGTTGGCCATCATTGCGTTGTAGTCCTCGAATGATCTTGTCATCTAGCGTTCCTTTCAAGTCGGCTGAGATGTCATATTGTACCGGACCGTTCTTGGTCTGTACCGTCTGCGTCTCGATCTTCGGCGTCTGCAGCGCGACCGCTGCCTGCTCCCGAACAACAGGGTCCGGGTGAGCAGCGGCGAGCAGATTCAGGCTGGCTTGGTTATGGTTGGCTAGCGGTGTGCCGGCGAGCGTTCCCCCTCCCGCTTCATTTCCTTGGGCGACTCCTTCTTCTCGTGCCGGGCCAGCGCTGCCCTGCTGCCCAGCTTCTTGAGTTCCCGTTGATCCTCCAGGACCGTCGCCAGTCCCGCCTGTGCCATTGCCTGCTTCTTGTTCATTGGTAAGTCCTTCCAGTTGTAAAAGTTCATCTGCGATGGGGCTGGTCAACGGGGCGTCGGCCAGTGGGTCTGCGACATCAGCCGGCTGCTGTCGCGGTTGTGGCGTTTGGCCGGTGGCGGTCGGAGCAGTACGTGCTTGTTCCTGATTCGGGGTGATTGCCGGACCCTGTTTGATCTGGCCAGCTTTGTTCGCAGCATAGCTAGGGGCGCCTTCACCAACCAGGCCCATCACCGCACCGCTCAGATAGTTCTTTATACCGTTACCGAGGAAATCATAGTCGGCCTTCCCGCCCCGGCGGCGAGTCGCTTCCACGTTGGCTATGCCTTCACCTGGCCCCTGGTAGAGCTCTTCCTTGCCCTCGCTGTGCGCGATACGGCCGAGATCCTTCAGTGTCCCGACCTTGCCAAGCGCGGCTTCGGCAGTCGCTTTGCCGCCGCCTGACGCGATGCTGCCGGCCAAGGTGCCCACCCCGGCGATCGGCGCGTAAGAATCGGACAGTACCTCCGCGAAAACTTGGCGTGCTTGATCGACCGGCATCCCGCCATCAACCAGCGCCCGGAACTCCGGAGACTTCCCGAGATCGCTGAGCGGCGCGCTGAGCACCGACTGCTTTATATCTGAGCCGGTTTGGCCGAGGGACTGCGCGGCTTCGGTACCAACTGCGGCGGCCGTAGCTGGTCCCATGATTGACTTCTCGGCAGCGGCAGTACGTGCCTCGTTGACAATTGAGCGAGCCCCTTGGCTCCACACCGAACCATTCTTTGTTGCTTCGAGCAAGGCCTTCTGCCCAGCTTCTTCTACCGAGCCCATGCTGAACTTGGCAGCACCAGCACCAACGGCGCGGGCCGCACCCATGCCGGCGTAGGTACCAGGGATCGACTCGGTAAGCGTTGAGAGAAAACCGTTCGGATTGTCAAAGATCGCCTTGATCGTTGCTGTTGCACCTTGTGCGTCCGTGATGTTTTTACGTCCTTGTTTGGTCCCGTCAGATAGCGTGTCACGAACTTCCTGAGCTTTCTTCTGGTAAGCCTGCTCAAGCACAGCTAGAAAACTGTCCGGATCGGTGCCAGATTGTTTTGCCCAGTCGACCAGGTACGAGTGAAGGAGTGTTTGCTTATCCGGTGTCATTAGGTCACCCGACAGTTCTCCGTACTTCTTAGCCAAGGCATCTACCGCGCCGGCAACCATCAACGGCGTTCGTTTAATCGGATCTTGGGCGATCCACGCACCCGCCTGGCCGAGGCCATACGTACCTGCCAGTAGTTCCTTCCCACGGTCACCGAGGTAGTCAGTCTCGTTCCCCTTGGGTAGGCGCCCGGCCTGTGCATCCTCAGCCATTGTCGGGGTGAGCCCTGCTTGTACCTTGGCCTGGTATTCCTGCTGTTCAACCAACATCTTCCCGGCAACCTGACCCATCAGGCCACCCTCTTCCGCTCGTTTCGCCAGGCGGGCTGGCGGCAGATCCTTGAGCAGGTTACGGAACTTTGATTCGGCGTCGGCACGTAGGCCGCTGACGTTCTTTGATGGGGCATTGGGGTCGGCTTGGTACCCATCCAGCAGGGTACCGGGCGCAGCAGCTGCATCCGGGTCGCCTGCGGTGAATGTCTTCTCGGTCATGCCTTCCGGGCGGGGCAGCTGCGCGGGATTCTGCACTGCGCCGGTGGTGGCGCGCTTGAGCTCAGCAAGCAGGCGGCTGCCGAGGCTCTCTTCCTTGGGTGCCTCAGCGACCGGCGCGGGCATGCCCGCGCTGGCGATTTGCCGAGCCAAGTCGAGGCCTTTATCGTTGCTGGTTCCCCCCGCTGCGATTTGGCGGGCCACCTCCAGGCCATCGTTAGCCTGGGCGGACGGGATGAGCCGACCGAGTACATCCTGCACATAGCTGGAGACGCGCTTACCGTTGCCGTCTGCGTGGTCTTGCTTATAGGCTAGGTCACCGGATGGGCTGACGTTACCTTCACCTGAGAAATAACCGGCCGCAATACGGGCTGGGTCGTTGCCGAACTTGTCGCCGAGCTGCTTAATCAGCCGAGCGCCCACTCTTATGTTGTCGTCTGGGTTGTCTATGCTCTCACCGTCGCGAGCTAGGCGTTTGAAGGTTCCGGGCATGATCTGCATGCCGCCTCGGGCGCCATCCGTACTGGTCGAGCTGTTGCTGCCAGACCCGGATTCTTGGCCGTAGATTGCTTGGACAACAGGCTTTAGGTGGCCGGCGCCTTCCGATTCAAGGATGGCATCCAGGTTGGTAGCTACCTTGCTCTTTTGTTTATCTACATCCTCCGCGTTAGCGGATAAATAGGCGGAATCTTCGTAGGTAAGTGGCATCTTGATACTCCAGGGCTAGTGCCCCGGAGTATCGCCCTGCACCAAGATCGGACTACTTTTTATATCGCGCTGTTGCTCGTTTGAAAGCACCGTCCGCAAGGACTGCTGCCTCTTCGAGGGTCGGTGCCCTGCCCATCTTCCGCTTAAATTCACCGACATCCTTAGCGTGTTCGAGCACGGAATCCTGCCTAATGCTCTGCTCGTCCCCACCGAAGTGGGTCATCATTGTCTTGTTCGCATCCAGCAGCCTTGTCATGACGGCGACAGCGTCATCCTGTCTCGCATCATTCTTCGTCGGGTCTGGCGTGCCCTCGGCGATGGTCGTCGATTTGCTGGTCCTCGGGTCGATACCGATAACCTTGGCACCCGGCGCAACGTCCCGGATCTTCATTGGTGCAGGCCCGCCTTGGCTGTACTCATGCAGGCTCTTGGTTGTGTACTTCGCAGCTATCCCCCCGTCCTTATTCTTGAAGACGAGATGATTACCTTCCCGCGACACGTCAGCCACGTTCGCCATGAAGGGTGATATTTTCTGGATATCCCCGCTACTGACCATGTCATTTAGCCGCTCAGGGTTGTACTCCGCGACCAGCCCGATGGCCCCCGCCATCTTCCGGGCCGCTTCTTCCCGCGAAACAAGACCGTTAATCATGTCGGTATGTAACTTAGCGGGGAGTATCTCAAAGGCATGCTTGGCCAGGGCCATGTTGGTTCCCTGGTTTGCTTCACCTAGTTCGTCAGTTCGCCTAGCCCCTTTCAAGGAGAGCTTGGCCGAATCCAGTTGTACTGCCCCTGTCTCATAATCCCTCGCCTTATCAACAAGTCCTTTGCTGCGGTAGACATCCGTGATGGCGGCGTCACGCAGGCCAGGGAGTGCCGACTCAGCGGCTGCCTTGTCCGCGAACTCGCTGCCACGTACTCGGTAGGTTGTCTTGCTGTCGAATTCCGGTTTGGTAAGAGCAACATCTCCGCGCTCGTTGGCGGCCAGCTGTTCTGCCTTTCGTGCGTCGGATAGCCCGTCGTATCGCCCTGGCTCCGTAGCGCGATCGTCGGCCGGGACATACCCACCTTTTGGGATCATCTCCCCTGACTGGTCGTCATAGACCATGTTCGGGCTATCGTTCTTCTGGGTGAGCTTCGTGTCCTGCTCGATCCGGGTGTTGTTGCTTGCATCGGCTAAGCCGGAGCGAAGATCCTCATCGCGCTTTTTACTGTCCCAGTGGTCGCGAGCAGCCATTCCAGAGGCCAAGCCATCCATGAATCCCATGATTAAACCTCCACCATTTCAATGCCGAGTAGGCCGTAGTTAACGTACATGAACCCATCTGGCGCAACGCCGACCGCTTCAGGCCTGACGTTTAGGACATCCTGGGCCATGACGCCACGGAAGCGGGTATCGGGCTGGCCGATATAGTTGAACTCGTACATCGGGATTTCGCCACCCTCAACCCTGACGATATTCTCTTTTAGCCGGATGTCGGATGCCACCAGGCCGACGGCCCCGCCAACCATGCTCATCATACCGTTCGAGCGGGAGGCGGCTGCGGCAAGACCGGCGTTGTATGTCGAGGTTTGACCACTGGCGATATTGCTCAGCCCCTGCAATTGCAGGCCCTGCCCTTGCATGATCGTGCCGTTGCCTGCTGTCATGCCGTTTATGTACTGACCCGAGGTAGCGTTCTGGTTCGCCACTGCACTGTTACCTGCCGCGTTGGCCAGGCCGTAGGCGCCTTGTGACGCACCGGTCAGGTTACGTCCCAGCCCTGTCACGTCCATCCGCTTGGCGTAGTCCAGTGCGACACCCTTCTGCCGCGATCCGGTCACCGCACCGGCACGGGATGCAGCTGAGGCCAGGCCTTCGCTGGTCTTCATCGCGGCGAACTTACCTGAGTTCGGATTGACCCCCATCGCTTCCATGGCGCGCATGTTCTGGTCGCGCATGTTCTCGGTGGCACGCGACTGGTCAGCCCCTGCCCGGGTGGCTTCTTCTTCGACGGCTGCCTTGACGCCATCGTTGGTCGCATAGCGGGAGACGCCGGTCTGGGCTTCGTCCGCTAGCCCCTGCTCGATCGGCCGGAAAGTGTTCTTGTTGTAGTTGAAATAATCGTCGCCCTGGGTGATCTGCTGGTCCATCAGGCCAGCTTGCTTTTCGATAATAGGGGCGGCTACCGCCATATTCTTATCGTACTGGCGCGTGTTTTCAGCCAGTTGCTCGCGCCCTAGCTTCGCTGCGATCTCGGCAGACTCCTTGCTGGCGTTGGCCAGGGGGGTATAGTCTGGTGCGGGTTGGCTATCACCCCCGCCGAAGAGGTCACTAAAAAATCCCATTTCAATCTCCTTGCGTTACGCTTTCAGGGACAGTAACACTGCACCAAGATCAGCAACCTAATCACCGGTGGCCATCCAATTAACGGACCCCTGGGCGAGCACGGTTGCTGCGCTCAGGTTGTAGTTGTAGCTGTTCACCGTGAGCTGATTCGTAACCTGTGTGTCATTCTTCAGTTTGCGTATCTTGATCAAGGCGGTCCCGTCCTTGATCTGGGCTTGTCCTGATCCACCCATGTTCGTGCCGGTGATCCGGATCAGTGGCGTGTAGGTAGTCTCTTGGTATGTCAGGTTTATGAAGTGGCTAGGCCAGCTGTTATCCACCTGGTTTGTTATCAGCCATGGATTTGTCGACGATGACATCAGCGCATAGTCCTGCGAGCCAGACCATGGCCCGGCCACCATTATCGTGTTGAACCCTCCTCCAGCTATGCTGTACCCAGGAGGAGACTGCCCGAAATTGGCCTTGGAGCAGTATATGCTATAGGCCAGCTTATATGTTTTCGTGACTTCATATACCGACCACCCACTTGGTGGCGTATACGCAGGCAGGGTCATGTTCGCTTGGTCTTGGTTGGCTGCCACATAAGTGAGGTAACTGGTGGTAGTAACTAAGGCGGTTTGAGTTTCCGCATAGTCGTAAGCCAAGCTGCCGAAGACAGACCCATCCGCATCGATGGACTCAGCATAGATGCGCCAATACCACACGCCGGCTGTCGGGAAGGTGATCGTCACCACATCGGTTACGGCTGCACTGGTACTCGCCCCGATGACAACTTCGCGTAATGCGCCCTGCGTCCAGGTTGAGTTGTTCGGCGAATACTCTACCCGCCATTTCATCTTCCGGTAGTAATACTGACTCGCCCCGTTACCGTGCACCGAGAGCAGTGATACCGAGGGGCTTATGGACGCGCAGTTGGCCAGCGTCATGAGAACAGCGGAGGTGACGTTTCCAGAGGAGGCAGTGGGTGCTCCGCCGATAATAGTGGCCGAGGAGTAGGCACTAAGAACCAGCTCTGCTGTTGGTTTGAACCGCCACTTACCCGATGCCACAGGCACCTCGGTCAGATCGGCCACTCGGCAGCTGATGGCCTGATCCTGGTTGGCAAACGCCGCTTTGTAAAGCTGGAGTATATTCGGCGTAACGATCACTTTCGGCTGCCGCTTCCAGTACCCTGGGATCGCTACGCTGTCGCCATTGGTCGCTACGCCGTTCTCAGCGCGGGATAGGTAGTTGTATAGGACGACGCCATCCACGGTCTTACGGTAGAGCTTTAGATTCCCAGCATCGAAACGACTGTAGTCACCGCCTCGGCTGTAGCCGGTATCGGCATACGATTCGATCCAGCCCTCCCCGGATATGAGCAAGTTCCCACCGGCTCTTATCTCTGTGGTCGCCTCCAAGGTACCTGTCCCAACGTGGCCGGCGTCGATGCGTTCGGCTGAGGCGAGAATTGCACCGACGACATTGGCCGACATCACGTCCGCTTTGAGCTTGCCGGTGACGGCCAGGTTATCGACGTTTAGGCTACCAATCTGAGCCTCGGTAATGGTCCCCTTATTGATACTGGCGCCGTCGATGTATACGCCCGGACTGAAAGCTACACCGTTGATCGTCTGGGCCTCTGTGAGCACCGCAATGGGTACTGACCGAGGAGATCCCACGGCTTGGCCGGGGGCGATGATTGCGAACTGATTGACGGATACGAGGAACTTGGAGGTTGGCACTTCACCGGCAGCCAGCTCGGACGACAAGGCATAACCGGACATTACGCCGTTGTTATCTATCTTTACGCTGTGCAACGCGCCGATACCGTTGATTGCCTGGCCCTGCACTTGCAGCGCAGCAGTATTCTGCCCAATCGAAGAAGACAAGGTTAAGGAGGCCGAGGCGACGACAGTGTCAGCGTAGGCTCTGGTGGCATAATTGTTTACTACCGTTGCTTGGTTCGTGGCTACATTAGCCTGCAACGCAGTGATGCTGCTAGCCAGTGCGGTGTCCGCTGTGGCCCGAGCGGTTTCTTCCGACGCAACACGCGCCTTGAGCGCTACGTTCCCATCCGTTGCACTGTTCACCGTTGCTTCGAGGATCGCAGCGCGGGTGGCCAGTGCGGTGTCCGCTGTGGCCCGAGCGGTTTCTTCTGCCTGGACGGCAGCGGTCGCTGCGGCCGGGCCGATCCGCCCGATCGACACAAAGTCAATATCGTAGCGATCCGATACTGCCCCGCCCAGATATATCTTAATCTGCGTAATGCTCGCGGCACCGGACCAGCTGGGCGTTGCTGACAGGTCGAAATCGACGGTAGCCATGCCACTTGAGAATACGGGTTCCACTGCGGAAGGGCCGGTGTATTCAATCCCTCCCGCAACAAAGCGGCTAGCCATACTCCAGATGCCTCCCGCTGTGACGCGACGAATCCGGAGCCGGACGGTATTGTATTTCGCACCAGCGAAACCATCGAAGATGGGGGATACGAAAGCCGGTGTAGCCGCCACGACTGCCGTTTCGGTTAGCCAGCCATTGGTCACCGCTACCGTTGCGCCGAGGCCAGACCACCCTTCAAGTCCTGGCTCGAAATACCAAGTTTTGATCGGGTCTAGTCCTTGGGCGGTACCCACCGCCAACTGGCTGATCTGCGTAACGACCCCGGCGAGCCCCGATATCCGTGCAGATTTCTCCGCTGCGAGCAACCCGGTCGTTACCTCGCCCAGGTCGGTACCGGTGTATCCCCCGTGCATTTGTACTGCAAGGATATTGCGCTCCCTAGCCAGCGCTTCGTCGTTACCCACCCGTGCTAGTGTTTCACTGGCGAGGGCCGCCGTTGCGGTGTTGAGTGTTGCGGATACGGTAGATAGCTGACTGGCCGTCGCGGCGTCTGCAGTGATCCGAGCGGTTTCTTCTGCTGAGATGGCCGTACCCCGGATGGCCGCTTCGTTAAGCAGACCGGTCGCCAGCGCACGGGTTTCCGCGATTCGGATATCGGTTTCTATCTTCACCTTGGCCGCGACTGATCCAACAACGGATACGTCCGCATCGATCAGGTTTATCCGCGTATTTAAATTGGTGGCGAGCTCACTCTCCCCGATCGCCTTCGCTAACTGCTTGATCAGGTAGGTGGCATCAGGTGCTGTCGTTCCCTTCACCCCTGCCGTGCCGCTAAACGATCCCGGCGTGTTTGATATTGATACGAAGCGGACCCAGTAGTAGCCCTCGTATTCCGAACCAACGGAGTCTGGAAACAGGTGGCCAGGCGCCTGGCCAATCAACACTGCTGTGCCCAGCACATTACTTGTTGACCGCCATACCTCCGTGTAGGCATGGCCGCCATAGTTCGGGGCATCCCACGACATCAGGATGCTGGTCATGGCGCCGGCTGTTTTCAGGTTGGTGGGCGCGGGCGGGGTGACCGCCTGAGTGCTGTTCGCCGCTGTGAGATCTCCGCTACCTGTCCTTTCGGCGATGCCGGCACTAACTAGCTCTGCCCGTGTGACCAGATCCCCTTTATCGACGATCTCACGTAGCCGGTCCAGGAACCGGCGCAGGTCGTTTGGGATCTGTGAAACGATAGTCGGCAGGCTAGCCATTTTTCAGCTCCGAAACAGAAGTTGCCACACAGGCACCGAAGACCTCGTTGGTGCCGGATATCTCAAACTCAACGTCCGTGTAGCGGCCCGGCACAAGCCGGAAAGGATTACGCTCAGTAACCACCTTCGTCTGGACTAATAGTCCATCTCGATACAGCTTGAACGTCACCGGGTAAGCCTCGGCGTTAACCTGGCCGATGGTTAGTGGGAGCGGATAGGGCGGCATAAATTTCTTGCTTCGCCAGGTGTAGGCTTTCGGTGCCCCGGCGTACCACTCGTGTATCTCGTTGCCGATAACGAGGCTCAGGGTGTCGTTGACCAGATCGTTGTAGCCTGCCGTTGCTTGGATATCGTGCCAGACCAGGGTGCTACTGCTTGGGTCAAAAACGAATCCGCGCGCATTGCCGACCAGGGTATCGAAGAAGGCCACATACTTGCCTTCCCACTGGTAGCCACGGACAGCGGCGGGACCAATTGTCTGCCACTGATCACGCCGGAACATTGCCTCAGTAACAACCCCTGACCCATTTGAGGCGAGCTTTACCAGCCCGTCGGGTGACGCATAGATCACGGCGCCATTCATTGCGACGATAGATCGCTTAGACACGCAGGCTTGCTGGATGTCGGATTTGATGACCGCGATGGAGTCCGGGTGCGCGCCCTGCATGAAGTACGGCACACCTGTTGTTAGCACCGCCAGGGTGGTATCCATGACGGCCAGGCCGACGATCGGATAATCCACGGTCTGGACATACTTCGCGGGGAAAGCGAAAGGGTGGTAAGGATCACAAAAATAGACATCGCGACCGGAGAATCCCGCCATCCCGCCACCGGGTAAGGAGACAAGGCCTTTCAGGTCATCGGGTGGCGTGTTCCAGTCGATCGACGGGCAGACTTCACCCAGGTCGGCGGCCAGCTTGGTGTCTACGTAGCTGGTCTGGGTGATCGGGATCTCCGCGACGAATAGGTATTCACTGCTGCTTGTCCCCGTCGCCAGTCGATATATGCGCCGATACTTGATGTTGTGATTACCGGTCGGGATGCTGGCAAACGATTGGAGCGTTACGGCCTGGCCGAAGGCTACCGAGACTTGGGCCGAGGCGCCCGACGGCTGCGACTCTTCCTTCCAGCCGTCGCCGGTAACGAAGGTGTCCGTGTAGATTCGTTCTTCAGGTACCGCTGTGCTGGTACCGGAAACGACCAGAACCGGAACATGCGATGGGGCGGGTACGCCCAGGTCATAGGCGGCTGAGGGATACAGCCCCCCTGCCCCGATAGCCAGGACGTTGTTTGTTTTCTTCGGCTTCACACCGTCCGTGAAGTACGTCCGCTCATAGTCATCCCCCGCAATCGCGCTACGCACGACATCGACATCGGTAGTGAACTCGAACCAGAATCGGGCACTTTCCCCGTACCGGTACAGCGTCTGGACATTAGTTCGCGTGGTGTTGCCGGTCTTGACTGTCCCCGGTAGCCCACTGAGCGAACCCAGCCAGGCCGGGCAGTTCAGCGCCTGTTGCGCGGCGGTGTCCGGCAGATAGCGGGGCGGCGTTCGCGGAGAGACACCACCGAACTGGTTGATGTTGATGATCGGCATGTCACCACTCCAAGGCTGGGAGCCTGGCGACCAGGTCGCTGCCTGGGTTTGCGTAGGCATACACGTTGCAGCTGTCCATCCACATCGCGAAGGCGCGGCACTCTGCCAGGAACGGACCCGGGTATCCTGCACGCATCGCACAGGTAATCCGGTTATCGTAGCGTCGCTCTTGCGCCTTGCTGTCGAAGAAGTGTTCCAACTCGGCGGTGATATTTGCTTCGATGGCGGCTGCGCTCAGTGGCACCTGTACCCACTGCTGCACATTATCGATCGGATCAGCCTGCTGTACGGTGTGCCACTCGAGCGCTGCAGGTCTGGCCGTCTCGGTGAGCTTAACGTAGCTGGGGAGATCGCCGCCGTCGGGCAAGGAAACCCGAGGGTTGGCCAGGCGGACTTCATTGATATGCATGACGACATTGTCAGATTGACGGACATAGTAGGACATCAGAAGTTACTCCCGAAGAAAAGGTTTCGACTCGCTGTAGGTGGATTGCCGAAGGTCCAGCCGGTGTTGTTCCCGACGTCAGTAGAGTGCGACCCAGCATAGAAGGTAGCCCCCGGCGAAGCTGAGCTGTTGACAATGGACAGGTAGTCGCAGGCGACTATCCCGCCGCCTGAATAGACGATCGACCCTGCTGTTCCGCCTGAGCCGACATCGCTCGCGGTGGGCGTCGCGTGTGTGAATGTCCCCGTCGGGTCATCCGTCGTGGTGCTGGACACGGTAAAGGGAATCCCCGGCGTGGCGGCAGTGATGAGCAGGCTGTTACCCGACCGCACTACGGTCACGAAGGCGCCCAAGACGGGATCGTTATTGATCTGACTCGTCAGGTTATTGGCTATGGATATGGCCGTCGAGCTAGGTGCCGTCACCTTGGTCTTGGTTATGCCGTTGATTGTGATGCTATAGGTGTATCCACCAGGGGAGGTAACCGTACCGCCGATAGTGCAGCTATCAGATTGAGCGACAGGTGCCACCGATGGGAGCCAAGACCCGCAACTCAACGAGCCCGGGTAGGAGGCGGAAGCAGGGAAGTTAAGGCTGCCCACCGTCGTTGTTCCCGCGAAATTAACGGACAGTGATGCATTGCTGGGCGCACTGATGGCGGCAAACGTGTTTCCGGAGTCAAGCACCTTGAACCGGATACCGTGGCTGTTTGAGGTAAAGGACAGCGCCGGAAAGGAGAAGCCGGCCCCCGTGAAACTAACGAGAGGCGAACCCGAGACGCTGGCTGCCCCATAGATCGTGATGTTTCCCGTGTAGGAAAAGGTCATCCCCGCGACGAAGGTTAGGGCTGCAGAGCTGTTTACGCTGATAGTTAGGCCGCCCGAACCGGTGAACGTACCCGTGAAGCTGATACAGGTGATGCCAGCGCAGGCCGCACCGGTTGCAACCGTAACGGTCCCCGTCCCCTCGAGATACACCTGGTCGCTAGCGGTTGGTGCTGCCGCGCCCCCCGCCCCGCCCGATGTCGCACTCCAATTCGCAGTGCTGGAAGCGTCCCAGGTACCCGAGCCCCCGACCCAGTATCTGTTGGCCATGGCTTACACCTGGTTGGCGCCTTGCGCCCAGTAGGAGGTTCCGTCATACCAGAAATTGACGATGGCCTTCTTGTTCGCAACGCCAGTCCATGTTGCCCCGATCCAGATAACTGAACCTGGCCAGGTGATGGTCTGTGCTGTGCTGGTCCCATCTGAATCAATGATCAGCTGGAGGTGGCAAGGGCCAGGTGGCGCGGTAAAGGTGTAGGTAATGGCCCCGGTTGGTTCTGTTTGTTTCTGGTTCTGACCAGCAGTCCAGTCGATCGTTACTGCGCCCGTCGTCGTGGCGATGACGGGCTGGCTGTTGAATGTCGCTGTCTTCAGGCCACCGATGGGGGTATTATTCCCCGCCACCAGGGCAGGCTGGATTGAGCCCGCCGTCAGCCTCAGCTCAAGCCGGGTACCTGCGGCCCAGGTCGCCGCCGTGGTGCTCTCCTGCGCTCGAACCACGGTCAGGGCATTCCCTGCTCTGGCCGTAATCTTAACGATTTCCCAGCTGTTTTCGTTGCTGTTGCCATCCAGCCCGGCGAGTGTGGCTAGGGCATAGTCGCCACCCGTCGGCGTAGGAAACTTGGAGCCGTCAGCGACGTTGATCGTTGTGGCCCCGCTCGCTGTAGAGCCAACCGTGGTGGTGGCTGCGTTGTTGCTGACCAGAATCATAATTCGCGCACCTTGCAGGTAAGTTCATCTTGGAGGACTTCTCCACCGGCTGTCTCTATAGTTACCGTAATCTTGTAGGTCACCCCGTCTGTACCGCCTTCCGTCCATACCCGGACGCGGTCGCTGGCGGCCAAACCGGCAGTAACCGTAAGGCCAGCTGGCTCGGCTACGCAGCTTGCGATTAAGCTGATTGAATCTGCTGTATCCAACGCACTGCTATAGACGATGGTATGGCTAAGCCTCTCGGCTGGCTGCTTGTTGAATGCTCCAATTTTCATAGCCTAATCCATTCTCTAGTGCCTGCCGGGCGGTTGAACTCCCGTTCAGCCGCTGCCCGGTAGAACAGTTGGTCTTGGTTTTCCAGGGTTACGGAATAAATGTATGATCGGCCTACAACTTCGATGATGGCGTCACCTGAAGCTAATCGGCTGGCATTCGGTGTAAGGTTACTAGCCACCGAAAATACAGCGGCGCCTTCCCCCCACACTGCCTTGTTTATCGACCCTGAAAACTCGGTACTGATACGTAGCTCGGCCGAACCAGTCGCTTGTTTAATCACGTTCGGGTCGAGTCCAGCCCCGATCGCTATGGGCGCCGTACCTTGGCCATAGCAGAGGATGCGCCCGTTAAGCGCTGCGCCACTGCTGATGATCGCCGTACCGATTCCTGGAACGATGACTTTCCCATCAAGGCTAGCCCCAATCGAGAATAAGGCTGAGCCGGTACCCGGCCGCGTTACTTTGGTCGCAATTGCTGCCGACAAGCGGATTGCGCCGACACCGGCCAGCGTCGGCCGGAGTACCCGTCCTGCGCCCGTTCCTGCCAGGACGACAGGGAGTGCCCCGATATTCGCCTGCCTTAGCATCCCGTTGTCTACCATTGACAACTTCAACGCCGCAATACCGAAGCCGCCTTTGTAGGTCACCCCGCCATGCTTGTGCGAGGGCTCCAAGATTGCGCTCAGGCTTAGGTTCGTTGCCTCGTTTTTCGCTGTCGTGCGACGGTAGGCCGAGGCGGCCAGGGCGCCCACGACGCGGATTACGGCATCGCCGGTGCCTTGCCGTTTTCTATTCGAGGCAAGACTGATTTGCGCGGGCGTAATCGCCCCCTGCCCAGCAAACAAGACTCTACCCGCTTCAAGCTCAGCGACTAGACGAAGCAGTGCCTGTCCTGATCCATACCGTGTGCTGGAGTAATACAGCGCAGACCCGAGGGTGATTGTGGCCGCACCTCGTCCAGCTCTTGCTACGCTAGGCGCCAGCAAGGAAGCAAAGGTTAGCGGGGCAGATCCCATACCGATGCGTCTGCAGCTCGGCGTGAAGCTGCCAGCCACGGTGATCCCACCGCTGGCAGCCCCTAGTCGGAGTCGTTGGAGATTTAGACTGCCGGTTAGTGCGACTGGTGCAGTCGCGGCCAAAAACCGGGTACGCCTCAGTGTGATTGTTGCCGTGAAGGCAACCGGCGCATCGGCCGCGCCCAGCACCCGCTGGCGGGAAACCCCGTTAGCGGGTGAGGACGCGAGGCTTTGGCCGTTCAGTCGCATTAGCGGGCGATCAAGCGGAGCGCACCGGGTACAGCACTGAAGATATCCGTCGGGTCGATCGTCTTGTCAGCGGTCAGCGCGGCGGATGCCCACATGTTGCCACCCGACGCGGAGTCCCAAATAGAGAAACGGCGGACGATGACCGATGATGCCCCGTTGTTTGCCGGGAAGTTGATCGTGTTGGCATTGGTGATCAGCTTGCCGCCACCCGTGGCTTCATCGGCCGAGGCAGTCCAGGCCGAGGACAACGGGGAGCCAACCGTCATGCGGGTGTAGGCTGGCCAGGCGCCGACGGTCACTTCGTTCGTCGTGCTGTCGGTTCCATCATCTGCGTTAGTATGCAAGGCGAGATAGAGGCCAGACGGAAGCGGAAGCTGGGTGCCACGGAAATGCTCAAGCAACGCGGCTTCGAGGTAATTGGATGCTGCTGACATGTTTAATACTCCTTACGATTTAACGACGTTGCGATTACCGAGCGTATTGTTCGGATTCTGTGAAACTTCGGTCTGGCCCTTAACGCCGAGCGAGTTCATCGCAGCGGCGTAATAGCCGGCAGCCAACTGCGCGTTGGCCGCGTATTCAGCATCTTTGCTGTACGCGCGGTACAGCATCAAGTTTAGTAGCGCATTGGCATAGATATCATCGATGCTGATCGCGCCGCCGATTACCGCATCGGTAGGCGAGGCCGAGTAGATCAGTTCGACAGCCCAGGCCGAGGCAGGGGCTTTCGGGTAGACGTAGTAGTTCTTCGGGTCGCGCGGATCAAAGCAGTAGTGCTTGATCTTGCCATCGGTGTTCGCGTCGCTATGCCAGCTGGGGCGCTGTGCATCTAGCACTTCCCGCGACACTACCCGGATGGCGTCGCCCGGTGTCGAGCCACTTGAGCCAAGGTTGCGGACAACATCGATCAGCAGCACGCCGTCGCTGGGTAGGCTCTGTTTAGACGCGTTGGCGGCCAGTGCGACCGAGACATTCTTAACCGAGGCTTGGGGTTTCAGCAGGACGATCTCGCGCTGGCCATCGTTCAGCCAGTCGAGCCATTCCGTGTTTGGCCAACGGATGCCTGTCTGATCCTGAGCAATGGTGCCGGCGCGTGCGACCAGGTTATTTACTTGAATAGTTGCCATACATCACCTGTAGTGGGATTTCGACCGGCTTCGGGCAGCCGTCTTGTTCTTGCGGGAAGACGTCTTCGCCGTGGCGATCGCCAGCAGGTACTCGCGCCGCAGCGTCTCAGCGCGCCCTGGGTTAGTCCAGGCCTGGCCGGGGTGCATCATCAGCCGGCTCTTGATGCCCGCAGCGATACCGTCGGCATGCCGTTGATACAGGATGTCGGGGAAACTACGCGGCGGGAAAACTGGGTCGGGTGCGAACGAGATCCGGACGGACAGACCGCCCGCCGCATCGGTACTGGGGATGGGTACCAGCAACAGCAGTCCGTTTTCCTCTGTGTAGATGCGGGGCACGTCCTGGCTTGTTCGCCATCCTTGGACCTCTGAGTCGAGTTCTTCGACCGTAACGGGGTCTAGGGGAACGCCCATGTACTCGACGTGCTCAATACGGACCAGCTGGTTTCCAAATTCTTCCGGGAAAACTTCATAGCCGCTGACGCCGCCTTTCACGTTGATCGCCGTAAGCGTCTCCGTGAGGATGCGGGTCTGCATGCAGAAGTCCGCCAGCACGCGGATAGCATGGTGCTCGATCAGCATCTCCGGGCAGCCGGGTAGCTCGATGGATACGTCCGGCAGGAATTTGGAAAGTAGAACGCTCATTTCTTGGCTCGGGCCTTGGGTTTAGCGCCAGGTAGCTCGTCGTCGAAGGGCTCAGCTTCCTGGACACGGGCCAGGGCTTCCTTCAGAGGGACAAGCGCCCACTGGTCTGGGTGGCGCAACAGCTTTTCAGCGGCTGCTTCATCGATTGGTTGGATGTCACCGTTACCGTTCCATTGCACGCCGGTACCGGACAGGCTGTCGAAAGCCCAGGGCTTCTTCCCGACATATTTAAGAAAAACGTCTGCCATTTGAATCTCCTGAAGGCGGGACCGAAGTCCCGCCTTTGTTCTGTTACTTGGTACCGACAAACTCGCCGGAAGCCTTCACATAGATTTCACCCGCGGACGGAATGGCCGAACCGGAATTGGTGAGATAAACGAGGATCGGTTTATCAACAATGCCGTTGGTATTCTTACCATTGTCCGTGCCGAACAAGGCCGAAGGCATGAGGCCGATGGTGCTATTGCCTGCCGCTACCGTACTGAAGGAAGCCTTCAGGGAGGTAGCTGACAGCGCAACAGCTGCGCCGGCGGTCGAACCGTCCTTGTACTTGAATCCGATCGTCAAGGCTGCTGAGCCACCATGGGCGGAATGCACCTCAGTAATTTCATCAACCTTGGCGCCAGCTGGGATCTCGAACAGATCGATGGTGTCGCCAATCGCGCCGGGGGCTGGAAACTTGTAGTAACCAGACCAGGTGGAGGCATTACCGTCTTCACCCGCAAATGGGGTCTTGTAACGATCCCCAGAAACAATTGCAGTCATTTTGAATCTCCTAAGAAAAGGATGACCAGGACGGTGTTACCCGTCCTGAGCCGATTAGCTAGCTTGGGCCAACAGCGCTTGGCCAGCCGGCAACGCCAGATCCGGCGCGTAGGAATCGATGACCGCAACACCGTGGTCCGTCAGCGTGCCGTTGATGGTAAAGCGGGTCTTGGCGACCCCGTCCATCATGGCCAGGGAGACTTCAACGGAGTTCTTGTGGTCAACAAGTTCTTCGTTCCAGGTGTAGAAGTAATCGCTGGTACCTTCGTTGCCGTAGGCCTTGATCAGTGCTTGGGCACCCACCAGGATGGCGCGGTCGACCGGGACGGCACAAGCCTCAGCGGTGCCGGTGGCGTCAGTGGCTGACGTTGCGTAGGTGATGGTATCGTTTGCATCGAAGCGGATGGCGTAACGGCCCATCGGCTTGATCAGGATGCCTGCCCACATGATGGAATCGCCCATGAACAACGGGTGCTTCTGGCCGTCGAAACGCTTGGTCGCGTAGGTTAGTGCTTCCTTGTAGGCGTTATTCGTAAGCGCAGAACGCTTCAGGTAGGCCCACTGGCGTTCAGTGACAAACAGCACGTACAGCGGTTGGTTCCATGCGTACTTGTCGTCCTTGATCTTGACGGCCTGCAACGGGACGTTGCTGTCCTTCATCAGGGCAGAGATACGCTCGATGTCACGCAGGGAGAGCCAGTCGTCGGTACCGATGTCATTCGGACGAGTCGCGTTGTTCGCATAGAACTGGCGATTCTTGGTCGGTGCCTGCACGGCATTAACCATAACGTCACCGAACTCCGGATCAGACTGGAGCGGCACGACCCAATCGACGGTCGCTTGCGAACCACGGGCACCGGCCAGGGCGACCAGGCAGCGCTGATCTTCCAGGCGGGAGGCCCAGTTGGTCAGGCCAGATTGGACGATCTGACGCAGGTTGTGCTTGGTACGCTTTTGCGTAACCTTGCCACCGTTTTCAGCCAGGCCACGGGACTGGTCGATACGGATGTCCATGGAACTGGACGAGGTGCTCATGCCACGACCGGCCAGGCGTTTGTCGCCCATGATCGGCTTGCCGGTGAAGATGTTGAACAGGTCGACGGAGACGGTGTCGCCGGCAGACTTGCTCAGATCGGTCACCTTGACGATCGGATAGTCAGGAGATGTTTGGCCCTTGACCTTGGACATTGCGCCGGACAGATCCGGGGCGCCGCCCGACAAGAGATTCATAAAGCCGGGTTCGGATTGAACGGCGGCGAAGACTGCGGCACCAAAGACCTTAGCGGCTAGTGGGTGCCCAATCGGGATATTCAAAGCAGACATTTAAGTGTCCTCCTAGAAACGGTTTAGGTAAGCTGTTCGTTGGTCGGAAGACATCTTCATTAGCTTGTCGCTGATCTCAATGGCTGAGAGGTTTTCCAGGCTGGTCATTTCGTCGGACTCCGGCATTTCCCCGGTGGGGATGTCGGAGAGTGACTTCGGGGTGGCCTTGGTGGCGGCGAGTTTCTGATCGACGGTCTTCCGTGCTACTTCTTTATCAACTGGTGGAGGTGCCTTCAGTCCATCGAAGGGGCCAAATGTAGAGTCCATGATCTCGGCGACCTTCTTGAAGCGCACGGCCATGTCCGGGTAGCGAGGATCGCCCGTGAGGGTGTTGTCGATTTCCACGGCCTTGGCAAACAGC